TTCATTGACTTCCGAGGTCAGCTCATAGGAGTAAGCGGATATTAACTATCCGTTTGTTCGTCTTTTTCTTGACCTTCTTCCTCTTCTTCTTCCAACTCTTCTTCGTCATCCGTTTCAACAACGGTAGTCTCGCCGTTGAACATTTCTTCCAGTAGAGGCTGGATTTCGGTTGCGTCAAAGTACGCTACATCTGCTTCAAAAGAAATCTTGACTTTCATGATTGACCTCAAGTTTTTGCCGGAATTGGCACTTTATTTTAGGATCAAATTGTTTCCGTTTTAAGGCGCTGGGATAAGCCCACCCTCAAACAGGTAAGACCCGTAGTGGCCTAGGCGTACCCAAGGTGCTGCGTAGACCTTGTGACCGTGCTTCCTGGCGATCGTGCAGAAGGCAAAGTCCTCTGACAGCAGACGATGGTCTACAACAGGAACCGGGAAGTATTCGTGAATCTTATCCCGCTTCATCGTTCCTGCTGTGTCTAGCACATCGTTGTAATACCAGCGTACACGCCTCTTGAGGTTCTGGAAGACTTCCCTCTTGATGAGCATGAAGCCAGTACCGCCGTTAGCGATCTCTAGCGGCTCATGGGCTGGAACCTTAACCTCTCCTTCCTGGCCTACAAGGTTAACTACCAAAGCGCCTGTGTAGTTCTTGAGTTGGTCTACAGGAACTCCGTTAGCGGCTGCTGAGGCTACCTGTTGCCAGTTAATCTCCTTCTTGGGGTAGATCCCGCAGATAATGTCCTTGTCTGCTTTCACCATAGAGATGACGTCAGCAGGGTTGAACCGGATATCTGCGTCTATGAACATCAGGTGGGTGCAGTGCTTGTGAGTTAAGAACTGCTGCACCATCGCGTTCCTAGCCCTCTGGATGAGGCTTTCGTTGAACATGAAAGATACGGATAGTTCCATCCCGTTGTCTTTGATAGCGGGGACTAGAGACAGGATGGACTGCATATAGAACCCTGTCCCCATGCCACCGTACATGGGCGTAGCTACGAATATATGATTTTTCATTTGAACACCGTATGGACTTTCTGGATAAATTGTTTGTCTTCAATGGTCAAGAAATTTCGGTACCTGTCCATAGATTTCCAGGCATCTTCAAAACCGTCTGTAAGGATGCTCTGAACCCTCTGTGCTAGGTTTCCTTGCAGCAGGTCAAAGTCATTGAACATGAGGTGCTGTGGCAGCGGTACGTCTTCAAAGAACTGTGCTGCTCCTGCTGTCCTGCACATGACTACGCAACCATACTTGGCTGCTTCTCTAGGCATACGGTCTTTGCCTGGGTGATGACCAAAATCCATGTAGAGTCTGGACTTCTTAATTTCTTGTTCTATTTGATATGTATCCATTCCGGTGAGAGGAATAAATTTGATATGCGGCATCTGTGCAGCTAGAGCAAGAGCACGCTCTTTACCCTTGCGTGGGTTATATAAAATTGTCGCCTCTTTCTTCAAATCAATTTTCTTGATACCTGGATCCCAATCTATATAATCTGATATCTCCCAGATATCTCTCACGCCATTCTGTTGCAAGAAGTTAGCTGCGTAGCGTGACTGATAGTAGTGCTGGATAGGCAGTTGAAAAAACTCTTTCCTTGTCTGCTCTTGCAATAGTGGGCTGTCTACAGTAAATGCGTTGTCCACAGATAGCCACCAGATAGCGGTAGGAATGTGATGGCAGAGTTGTCTAGCAGCGTTGGTGAATACCTCTGGGAAGATGATCTGCTTGATATCACTTACTTTGCAAGAATAAGCAATGTCTGTTCTATAACGTTCATATTCAACTATTTTTTGATGAGGAGGATTAACAATAAATTCTTCACCATCTATATTAAAACCACATTCGGGTGAAATATAAACGATTCTGTTATCAATCCTTAGTGTTGCTAATCCGTCTGCGAGTTGGTGTAGAGCTTCAACTCCACCTGTAACGAATATGGGTGAGACAATAATAATCAAGATATATCCTCTATACGATGAATGTATTTACCTTTTGAGTTCTTACGCCAGCCATGTACTTCTATCCGGATACCCGCTTTCCTTACTGCTCCCACTGTGTCAGACGCCATGATCTTGTTGATGCGGTCTGCAACACCAGATGCCGTGACCTGCACAGCAAGGACTTCATTCTCGCGGATAGCCAGGATGTCACACCAACCCCAGAGATCCTGCCGTATCCGAGCATGTGGATTCCACTTCTCAACTATGGCGCAGAGATAGCCTTGCTCACGCAGGTACTCTAAAGACCTCTGGGTAGGAGTCATCAGAAGGGGACTTCCGAATCAGGATCGTAGTTCTTCTTGAACGATCCACTAGACGGTGCATACTTAGGTTTGACCTCGGTATGCTGCTCTGACTTATCCTTGTGGTAGGTGTTCTCTTGCAGAGTCACATACTCATTGCCATTGCTGGCAGTGTTCTTCCACGCAGACAATGCCAGTTGTTCTCCTGCTGCGTAGGCGCGTTGCAGGATAAGAACACCGTCAAAGTCAGGTTGTTTAGGATGCTTCTTTGCCTTGGGATCTGTCCAGAAAAGATGGGCCTTGCCTGGCGTAGGAACGTATCCTTGCTTGTTTGACGACATCAAATAACTCCTTATTTATCTTACCTATGGCTTGGAAGCCGCTCACAGAAAATCCACCCCTTCTTCCAGGATCTGTGGCGGCTCTACTGGCTTTGGGGCAAGAGCACCAGAATCCCTTAACACCTGCTTCATCCTCAGATTGAAGATGGTAGGCAGTGCTTCTATACCCGCAGTGTTGAACTCCATCAGACGCTGGATCTTCTCTTTCTTAACTTCGTCGAACATGTTAGATCCGTTGATCCGACCAATAAGTTCCCGCATCCCGTCAATATATCCATCCATGTCTGGGAAGGATTGATAGACCTCTCCATCACCCTTGTAGATGTTGTAGGGATGCTCTTGAGAAATCTTAGGCTCAGGAGCCTCTACAACGACCGCTGCGCCCATATCTTTGTGCTGTGCATGGGTAGGTATGTCCTGCATCTCCTCGGGCGTGTAGACGCCTAATACAACGCCGGGGAAAACAGTACGAATACCTTCACTGACTACCCTGGCACGCAGCATCGCACGGGGATAGTTCTTCCAGTTGTCCTTGCCGGTCAAGTTAGCCTTCTTAGCTTGCTCGAACGTCCAGGTAATGGTTGCGGAACCACCGGAAGGGTGAGAGAAGGTAGCAGTGACTTCTTGGTCAGTAAGAGTCTTCCACTCTACTTTCCCTCCCTGCTGCTGGAACCTAGCCATCATCGTTTCAGCCTTGAGCGTAGGCCGTCCTTGGATGATGTGATAGTCACGCGCGGCGAGAGCAGGGTGATAGCCCTCTGCCTGGGCAATAAGCATGAGAGCAGTTGCTTGTGCTTCTGTCTTCATGCCAAAGAGGCCAGAACTTACGACAGCCTGTGCCATCGTTTTGATTTGATCAACTGGAATAAGATTACTCATTAAATTTCCCCATCATCATGTCTGCATACTCAGCAGCGGTGTCTGTGATAAGTCTCTTGCTTTGATCGTTATAAAGGTTCTCTCGCTTCCACATAAGAACTGCTAAAGCCACAGCAGCGTAGAAGTGCCACACATCGTTAGATTCATTCATTTGAGGTTAAACCTTCTAGATCCAGGGGTTGTATACAAAAAGGAAGCATACATTTCTGGGTAACTGTTTTTAAAAAGGTCTACATTAAATCGGGTAGATTCTTTTGCAGACTTCCAAGTAGCCAATACACGACCATCTATGCTCTGCAATACTCCTTTCTTTTGCATAGCACTCATTAGTTTAGTCTTGAGAATATCTTCGTAATCCTCCAAACCTTTACGCTGCTTCTGGGCGTGGGCAAGAGCAGTAATCCACGTTTCAACATCCGCATTCGCAACGCAGATATCATCCGTCGATACAGGATAAGAAAGACGGCACTGGTCAGTATCTTGAGGTTCAGGCAGAGTTCCCGCAGCCACATGGCCCCAGTAGACAGCCATCTGCTTGATATGCTCATCCTTCATTTCCTGCGTAACATCCTGACGGATCGTAATGAACTCTTGTCCCCCAAGAAGGACAGCTAGATAGATCGTATCTACTTGATGAACAGTGGCCTCATGGATCAACTGTGCCCTGTCTGCGTCCGGCATAATCCCAGTATCAGCATCAAACTTACTTCTGGTATTCCAGTTATAGTTCTTGGCTTCTACTAGGACAGATCCATCCGCAGAGATGAAATCAAAGTGTGATCGCATCCACTGCTCTTTCGGGTGAGTCAGAGCATAGTCAGCATCCTTGAGTTCTATGCCTAACTTATCCTGAGCAAGTCTGCCAATGATCGGCTGCATCACATGGCCCATCCGCACATGCTCCTGGTCAGAGATATCTTCCCTTTCCAGTTTCCCTTGTTTAATGAGAATGGCTTGTGATGCTTTCCCCTGAGCAGCCATCCGACTATCCCCGCTCCACCAACTGGCGTTACGGATCTCGGGTGAGAAGTCATCCACGATTGATTTTCTCCATAGTAGATTGAATAGTTTTAGCAAAATAACGAAGTTGCTGAAAAGTAAAGTCCTGCCGGAACCTAAACATATTCTCAATAATAATGTTTACGTCCTCTTCTGGAACATACTTCAGAAGAGGCGGGACAATGTATAGAGGTTCTGCGTGATCCTTAGTCTTGTGTAAAGAGTATCTCCAGTGGATATATCCCTTGAGGCCACGAATCCCCCACCTCCAAGCAACAGGTTCACTCATCAGTGACCTCCTTTGGTTGGAAGTTGATTCCCTTTATAGTGCAGTTACCGTCCATGAACAGACGTTCTTCTGACGCATAACGGTAGTTATGGACGCCAGAGACCGGGTGTACTGAGTAAGCAACAGCACACTTGGCGAGGGAGAAGTGAGGGTCAGGCAGCTCACTAGGTCGGAAGTGAGCGCAGTCGATGCAGAGCTTCATATGATCACCTAAATAAGATAAGAGAGATACAACTAGAACAGAAAAAAAAAAGACTGTCAACTATTATTTATCATCTATATACATAAGCAGGGATTGCTGGATGGTGGACGATACCCAGCCCTCCCCAGAGAGCCAGGTTCCTTCTATGCTGGACGGAGCCACGCATACCCGGTAGCCGTTCGATCTAGGGCGCTGCCTTCGCCACCCTTGTGCCTGTCTCAGATCTTCCCACAGTAGGCACTGTCCCCCATCCCTGCCGTGTTGTCCCCGACGAATGGGCGGTTGTGTGGAGCAAAAAAAAAGACTTACTGCTGCATCCGGTGGAAGACCCCGTTGGGGCCAGATGCATGAGTAAGTCTTCTTTGTCACCTTCCACAGCAACAAGGGAATCATAGGCGAAAAAAATCCGGCACACAAGTACCGGAGAACGCCTACAGGAGACGAGGAGCACACAGGGAACAAACTTGACTATACCATGTCCCGACGAACTTGCTTGATGTACCAGAAAGGACGCTTGCCCTCTACGTCTAACCCTAACCCTGGGTTTGAGTAGACAGTCCCACCTTCGGT